CAGGATTGGATCGGCGTCGCGGAAGAGGCCGGCGCCATCGGCGAGGCCATCCCCGCCGTGACCCACTACAGCTACCTGGTCGAGACCAGCGCCGCGATCACCAAGGGCGCCTACCTGAAGCCTGCGGCCGATGGCTCGGGCAAGGCGGCCGTCGGCGCCATCGGCGACCACTGCGCCGTGGCCATGACCGCCGCCAGCGCCGCCGGCCAGCTGGTCGAGGCGGAGATCGTCAAGCACGTACACGCCTGACGCCGTGACCCAACAAGAGTTCGACTTCGATTCGTGGTTCGACATGCTGTGCACATTGCTCAGTGACCGCGACATCACGTTTCGCGATCGCGATTCGGTGCGCGAGGACTATGACGCGGGCCGAGACGTGTTCGACGTGTGCGACGAGATCGTGGCGGAGTACGACTGATGCAATACGCCACCGTCCAGGACATGATCGACCGCTTTGGCGAGCCGGAGATGATCCAGCTCACCGACGCGGCCCATCAGGCCGCCGTGCAGCCGGCGCGCATCCAGCTCAAGCTGGACGATGCGCACGCGCTGGCCGACGGCTACCTGGCGCGCGTGTTCGCGCTGCCGCTGACCGGCTGCGCCAAGCCGGTCGGCGTCGGTGCTGTCGAGATGGTGCCGCCGCCGCAGCTCACGCGCGCGGTGTGCGACATCGCCCGTTACTACCTGTACGACGACCTGGCGCCCGAGAGCGAGGTCTACCGCCGCTACAAGCAGGCCACGACCGAGCTGCAGGCCATTGCCGACGGCAAGGCGCAGCTGATGTGCCCTTGGGGCGGCCAGCCCGGCCAGAGCGCCGACAGCGGCCCCGCCGCCGGCGAGACGTACCACGCCTTCGCGCCGCGCCAGATTGGGCGCGACGTGGACGGGAGCTATCGGTGAGCACCGCAGGCATCCCCGTCCAACAGGCCAACAACTGGCTGGCGCCCGAGCAGCACCTGGTGGCGCTGGTCAAGGCCGCCGTGGCCGGCCTGGTGCCCGCCGTGCACGTGCTCACGCGCAAGGACCTGGCCGGCGTGAAAGAAGCCGCGCAGCTGGTGCCCGCACTGCACATCGTGTACGCCGGCACCCGCGTGGCCGACCACCAGTACAAGACCACCCGCTACGCCCACAAGTGGCTGCTGGTGGCCGCCGTGCGCAACGTGGCCGACACCGTGGGCAACCAGGCTGCACGGGCCGATGCGGGTGCGCTGCTCGAGCTGGGCGTGAACGCGCTCACCAGCGCCGACGTGCCCGGCTGCGCCACGACCCTGACACCCGTCACCCCGCCGCCGCCATCGCCCGGCGCCGGCTACTACTACCTGCCCGCGGCCTTCGAGGTCGAGACCGTTTTTCACAAGCGCTGACGCGCACTGCTTTTTTAGGAGCCACCCATGCCTGCATCTGAAATCACCCGCAAGGTCTACCGCCCCAGCGCCACCGTGGGCATGCTGTACGCCAAGGTGTACGGCAGCGCCGCGCCGCTCACGCCGGTGGGCAACGTGCTGGAGCTCGTCAACGAGTTCAAGGAAGACGTGGAGAAACAGGATGACATGACCATCCTGGGCGGCGGCATCCATGCCGAGCGCCGCCGCGTGACCGATGTGTCCTTCAAAGCCACCATCGCCGACCTGAACGTCGTGAACCTGACCCGAGCGCTGCTGGGCACCGTGGCCGAGCAGAGCACCGGCGCCGTGGCCGACGCGCCGTACGTGGCTCACCTCGGGGGCGTGATCGCGCTGCCGCACAGCTCCGTCACCGCACTGGTGGTCAAGAAGGGCGCCACCAACGTGGCCGCCACAGACTACGAGCTGCGCCCCGAAGGCATCTGGATCAAGCCCGACGCTGCCGGCCTGACCGAGGCCGACCCCATCACTGTCAGCTATACCTTCGCAGACCAGGTGGTGATCGAGGCGCTCACCACCAAGGCGGCCGAGCTGACCCTGCGCTTCGGCGGCCTGAACGAGGTCGACGGCGGCAAGCCCGTCGTGACCGACATGTGGCGCGTCAGCCAGGGCGTGACCAAGCAGCTGGCGCACATCATCGGTAAGGGCTTCGGCAAGCTGGAAGTGGAGGGCTCCCTCATGAAGGACCCGACCAAGACCGGCGCGGGCATCAGCGCCTACATGCGAACCATCCTGGTTTAAGGACCGCCGTTGAAACGAGCGCGGCCGGCGCAGTGCCCGTCGCGCTTTTTTTCTTAAGCGCTCTATCCCATGGCCACCCAGCGTACCCTTGAAGCCGAGATTCGGCTGGCGACCGATAAGTATCTGCGCCAGCTGGACGAGGTGCAGAAGCGCCACGCCACAGCAATGGGTGGCGTGGGCGCTAGCACCGCCGCCGCGGGCGAAGCTGCGGAAAAAGGCCTGGACAAAGGCAACCGCAGTCTTGACGAGATGACGCGTCGCGGTGAAGCGGCGCGCGGCATGGCAGGCCGCTTGGCCACCGCGCTGGCGGGCGCCTTCACCTTTCGCGAGCTGGTGCAATCCGCTGCCGACATGGAAAAGGTCCAGGTCGGCCTGGAGCAGGTGACGGGCAGCGCGGAGAAGGCGCGCGCCGAGCTCGAATTCGTGCGTCGCGTAGCCACGCAGAACGGCGCCGATGTCATCAAGACAGGTGAGGCCTGGCTGGGCTTTCAGGCCGCGATCAAGGGCACGGCAGCCGAGGGAGAGATCGGCCGACAGGTGTTCGAGGCCGTCACGGTCTCCATGGCCAAAGCCGGCAAGAGCAGCGCCGAGACCAACAACGCGCTGCTCGCCCTGCAGCAGATGGCGAGCAAGGGCACCGTCAGCATGGAAGAGCTGCGCGGCCAGCTCGGCGAGGCACTGCCAGGCGCACTCCAAGCCGCTGCGAAGGGCATGGGCATCACGACGCAGCAGCTCATCTCCATGGTAGAGAACGGCCAGGTGGCCGCTCAGGATCTGTTCCCAGCGCTCACCAAGGGCCTGAACGACCTTTACGGCGGCGCGCCGAAGGCGCAGACCCTGAGCCAGGAGATCACCAACATCAAGAACGCCTTCGTCGAGATGGCGGCGAACCTGGGCGAGTCCGGCGGACTGGATGCGCTCAAGACCGGTGCGGAAGGCGCGCAGGCTGCCATCGTGATGCTCGATGCCGCGCTGGTGGCCACGGGCAAGACCATTGGCGTCGTTGTGGCTGCGATCGCCAATTGGGACTTCAGCCAGGTCAAGACGATGCTGGCCGAGATCGAGGCCGAGGCCGAGGCCAAGCTGCTAAAGGCTGCCCAGCACAACGACACGCTGCGCGGCGCCCTCAAAGCAGTGGGTGACGCCTCCACCCAGTCAGCGGTCGCGCAGATGGAGTCTGCACGGGCAGCTCAGGCCTCGGGCCAGGCGGCGGGGTCAGCTACCACGAACATGGCCGCCCTGTCGGCCGCGTACGCCGAGGTGCGCAAGGAACTCGAAAAGCAGGTCGAGCTCGCCGACAAGAACGTCGCGGCGGTGAAAGCGCGCGGTGATGCTGCCATCGCCGAGGCCAGGCTGTTGGGCGATGAAGCGGCTCTGCGCAAGGCCACCGGTGACGCAGCGGCTCAGGAGGCCGCGGCGCTCGCCGACCTGGCCGCCAAGCGCCAGACCGAAGTAGATGTGCTCCAGGCCGAGCTCGCCAACAAGCGAGCGCTCCACATCGCCGCCGGGGGCGCGAACGAGCAGCGCACGAAAGAACTCAACGATCTTGCTGACCTGATCAGCAAGAAGCAGATCGAGGCCGATACCACGCGCGCGCAAGCCGCCGCCGCCCAGGCCAATGCACGCGCCAAGGGCGCCGAGGCGCAGGCCGCCGCAGCGCTTCTGAGCCAGGCCCAGGTGGCGGCCACCACGCGGACCGCTGAAGCCCGTGCGGCTCTGAGCCTGCTTGAGACCCAACGCGGCCTCGCCCAGCAAAGCGAGGAACTCTATCGGCTGATGGGTAACGAAGAGGCCGCGCGCACCGCACGCATCGAACAGTTGCGCATCGACATCCAGATCACCCGCGCCAAGGCCGAGGTGCAGCGTGCCGAGGCCGAGGGCTCGATCGCGGTCGCGCAGGCCACCATGACCGAGCTGCGCGCCAAGGGCGAGTTGACGGCGGTGAAGGAGGCGGAGCTGAACGCCAGCATCAAGCTGTCCGAGGCCAAGCTGAAGGAGGCCGATGCGATTCAGCAGTCTACCCGGGTGACCGAGCAGGCCATCTCCAACCTGCGCAACTTCGGCAGCGAGACTCGGGACGCGGCCAATCAGTCCGACGGCGCGACCAGCCGCATGAGGCAGGGCTGGGACGGCGTTGCGCGATCGATCGACGGGGCAACGGGTTCGTTGAATCGCTTCAACAGCACGCCGAAGGGCAACGGCGGCAGCGCGGACAACCGCAATGCCGACGGCCGCTACAGCACGAAAGGCGAAGAACTCGGGCGTGGCGTGATCGAGATCGGCTCTGGCGGCGCGCAGTTCCAGAACAAGGACGGCTGGGCCAGCGACGCCAAGGGCAACACCATCGGCCAAACCAAGCAGACTTGGCTGTCCATCTACAACATGGTCAAGGGCATGGGCCTGAGAGATGACCAGGCGCGCTCCATCGCCGACCAGGCCTACCCGAACGGTCAATACTCGAACGGCCTGCAGCGCTCGATGATGCGAAGCTCCACGGACTACATCGACGTGACCGAGGCTGCACGCCGCGCTGCTGAAACGATGATCCGCGAGGGTGGGAGTTCAGCTGGCGTAGCCGGTGCGAACAACACTGGCACGCCGTGCGCGGTGGCCAAGGTGGTGCGCGTCGAATTCAACGGTGGCGACTACGACGTCGACACCAGCACCGACAAGGGCCGCGGCGAGCTCGAGCGCCTGCTGGGCGCCATGGGCAAGGCCAAGCGGAGGGCCGCCTGATGGCCATCACCCTGACCAAAGACGCTGTGACGCTCGACCTGGGCGAGCGCCTGCAATGGACCAACGCCCACGCCTGGCAGCCGGTAGCCCAGGCACACGATCGCGGCACGCTCGGCGCGCTGATGGTGCACGTGCGCGCACTGCAGGCCGGTATGCCGATCGACCTGGACGGCTTCGACAGCCGCGCCTGGCAGTCCGGTGTCACCGTCGTTCAGCTCGCCAGTTGGGCCGCGCTGCCTGGGGCGCAGTTTGCGCTGCAACTGCGTGGCCAAGCGCACACCGTGATGTTCGACCACTCCCGCGCGCCCGCCTTCGAGGCCCGCGACCTCTGGGGTGGCCTTTTCGATTCCGCCTACGCCGACCCGTCGATCGACTGGCTGGTGAGGCTCAAGCTGATTGAGGTCTGACCCATGCCCCTCCAACAAGCCGACATCCGTTTCGCCCGTTCGGTCAACATGGCCGACGTGCCCGAAGGCGGGGGGCCGCCGTCTGCGCAGCTCATCCCCGACGGGGCCAGCAACACCATCGTGCCCGACGTGCGCGAGGAAGACCGCGCCACCGGCAAGGTCGAGATCAAGCAGGTCCACACGGTGCTGCGCAACACCGACACCGCCGCGCTGCTGGGCGCCAACGTGATCTTGGCCGATCCGCCGAACGACCCAAACGTCGACATCACGCTGCTGTCTACCAAAGACCCATTCGCCACCCGCGCGCAGATCGTCGAGCGCATCGAGTCGAGCATGTCCGCGTCGGTCGAGTTCGCCGGCTACCTGCTTGAAAACCACGGCGCCACGCAGCGCAGCCTGCAGCTGTTCCAGCGGCCCGGCGCGCAGCCGCCCGGCGTCGGCCTGGTCTACGTGCTGGTCTACAACGAAGGACAGCCGGGCGAGTTGCGCCAGCGCGTGCGCGTGAAAAAAGTCGATGCCGAGCAGCGTGTGGTATCGGCCATCGTCAATGGCGAGCTGATCGACTTCACCGCCCAGATCACCACGGTCGAGCTGTTCGAGCCGCTGCGCTACGCCTTTCCCGGCTCGCCCGCCAGCCGCATGTTTGCGCGGGAGGCCAACAAGACCGCACTGCGCGAGACGGTGTACACCGACAGCGGCATGTTCTACGGTGCTGCAAAGCTCACAGCGCCGGCGCTGGCCACCGACAGCGAACTCAAGCTGTCCACCATCCACTCGCGCCTGGTGCCCAACAGCCGTACCGAGGCCATCAGCACCGACCAGCGCCCGGCGTCCGAGCGCACCGTGTTGCTTGCCGAAACGCCTCGCCGCGTCGAAGTTGGGGTGACACCACACACGCAGCGCGTGAAGATCGGCGTGGAAAACGTGGGCCTGGCCTACGTGTTCCAGCTGCGGCCGTTGCCGGCACCGGGCACCGTGGTCATCCAGTACTGGGCCATGGGCCAGCGTTACACCATCGCCGATGATGGCACGGGCCAACTCACCGGCGGCGGCTCTGGTCTCCTGAGCTACCTGACCGGCATCGTGCCCGTCACCCTCAAGGCGCTGCCCGACATTGGCACCATCGTGTCGATCAGCTGGGGCGAGTCGGCCGCCTTCACCGACCGCAGCGCGCAGGGCGCGCAAGTGCGAGCGCCTGAATTTGCCTTCATGCTCGAAGGCGCGGCCGCCGACGGCACCGGCACCGAGCGCGTGGTGCCCGGCAGCTTGAGCCTGGGCTACACAAGCGGCGGCACGCTGCGCACCATCACCGACAACGGCAGCGGCCAGCTGCAGGGCGCCGGCAGCGGCGTCATCGACTACCCCAGCCGCAGCGTGCTGGTGCGCCCGCAGTACATGCCCGATGCGGGCGGCCAACTGGACATCGACTACCAGTTGGACAGCATCGTGACCGAACTGCTCACGCCGCCCCCGCCCGATGCTGGGGGCTACATCGCTATCGTTTTTACACAGCAGCCGGCCGCCGGCACCTTGCAACTGCAATGGGCCGTGGCGCGCAGCGTCAGCAACACCAGCGGCGGCACCCTGACCACCACCCGTGCCAGCAAGACCGCCGACGTGACTTACAGCATCCGCAAGGTGCCCGAATACTACGAGCCGTCCGCTACCAGCGGTGCCGGCGTCAACTGGCCGCGCAGCAGCGTGTAAGGATTCTCATGGCCATCAAATACGTCAGCAAGCCGTTTACCGTCACCGCCACGGCCGGCAGCAGCGCCACGCTGACCGAGGAAACCGGCACCACCGCCGACAACCGCATCGTCACCGTCAAGACTGTGACCGACGATGGCGCCGGCAACCTGGGTGCTGGCCTGGGCACTGTCAACTACGCCGGCAAGAGCGCCTCGCTCAAGGTCGTCGCCTTCGACCGCAGCACCGAGGCCTACAAGTCCGACCACGAGGACGCCAGCGAATTCGACCGCACCGTGACCGACGGTTCTGGCTCCAGCAACAGCAGCGCCCGAAAGGGCGGAGAATACGGCACCGCCAGCGTCAGCGAGGAGATGTTTGCCGCAGCGTCGATGGTGGCGCGCTACCGCGTGGGCGTTTCGGTTCCGACCGCCAAAACGATGACCTTCACACCCGGCAGTGTGGTGATCGACCTGTGCCCCTACACCGCCGACACCATCGTGCCCGGCAGCGTGCAATTCGCCTGGATGGGGCAGATTTACCAGGACTTCGAGGGCACCATCTACCGCGGTCGCACCAGCACCGCGCCCGGCATCGCCAGCGGCACACTCGATTACGCGGGTGGTCAGGCCATCATGACCGACTGGGTGGTCGGCGGCAGCGGCCCCACCGACTTCACCCTGCAAAGCCTGTACACGCGCAAGGGCCAGTGGAAGACCGCCACGCTGTTCTTCAACACTGTGGCGGCGCCGCTGCGACCCGGCCCTGGCGGCTTCGTGCTGAGTGTGGTCGACGCCACAGGCAACGTGCTCACCGCGTCCGTCAATGCTCAGGGCGTGATCAGCGGGAACCATATGACCGGCAAGGTGCAGTTCGACACCGGCAGTGTCGAGATGCAGTTTGGCGACTTCGTGCTGGACAGCAGCCTCACCGCCGCCGACAAGGCCGAGTGGTGGTACAGCGCCGCCGACGTGGGCGCGGTGCAGGCCGACCGCATCTGGCGACCGTGGCCCGTCGATCCGACCACGCTGCGCTACAGCATCGTGTCGTTCGTCTACCTGCCGATCGACGCCGAGCTGCTGGGCCTTGATCCGACCGCGCTGCCGCCTGATGGCCGTGTGGTGATCGTTCGACCCGGTGAGCTGCTGGTGGGCGCCAACACCATCGGGGGGCCCGCCTTCACGCCATCGGTGGGACAGACCTACAACGTGGGCACCACGCTCCTGTCGCTGGTGCGTGTGCTGGGGCCGAACGGCGTGGCGATGGAAGACGGCTACACCGTCGACCTCAACGCTGGCACCGTCACCATCACCGACACCACCGGCTGGCCGGCGCAGGTGTCTGTCTACGCACGGCAGGAGGTTTACCGCCGCATTGCCGAAGTGCGCATCGACGGCACCGTGCGCCTCACGCAGCCTATAGGCATAGACCTGCCGGTGGGCAGCGTCATCAGCAGCGCGCTGCGTCAGGGCGACCTGTTCTCGCGCGTCAAGCGCGTGTATGACCAGCAGACCTGGGACGGCGTGAGCTGGGTGGATGGTCTCGACGGCAGCAGCGCCGTCGGCAGCTACAACACCACCGCCAAGCCGGTCGAAATCAACAACCTGGGCGGCATCACCGAGCGCTGGGCGCTGCGCTTCCGCGCCGACGGCACCACGTTCGACCTGATCGGCCAGCACCTGGGCCAGGTTGACACCGGCACCAAGAACGCCGACTTCTCGCCCATCAACCCAGCCAGTGGCGCGCCGTACTTCGTGCTGCGCGAAGCGGGTTGGGGCAACGGCTGGGTGGCGGGCAACACCTTGTTCATCGACACCGTGGGCGCCAGCTTCCCGGTCGACGTCATCCGCAGCGTGCAGCCCAGCAGCCCGGGTGGTGGCGACTACTCATTTTTGCTTGAGCAGCGCGGCGATGTGGACACCCCGCCGTCCAACCCATTCGAGTAAGCCATGCCCGACACCAGCGTCAAACGTATCCACGAATCCATGCGCGGCGCGCCCGTGCTGAAGGGCGTGGCCGCGTCATTGATCGGCCTGCTCGACACCTTCTTGGTCAACGGCTGGGGCATGGCGACCGCCAGCAGCCTGAGCGTGTCGGGCGGCGTGGCAACCATCACGATGCCGGCCGGCAGCGAGTTCGAGGATCATTGCGTCGTGCTGATCGCCGGCGCCACGCCCGCCGCGCTCAACGGCGAGCAGCGTATC